GTCCAGTCAATGAAGAAATCCTTCTTACAGATTTGACGTTGAACTTGGAACTCTTCAAGAGTCAAGATGCGCTCGGTCAAAGTGATCGTGCCGGTTGGCGTGAAATCACAAGTGCCTGCTGCAAATGTTACAGTGTCATCAATTTTACGTACTACTGATTTGTAAGGTACGTTAGGTTTCATTGTTACATATCCAGCGGATACGTTTGACAACAAAGCCTTTGCTACGATTTCACCAGCTAATTCACCTGCATAGGTGGTGGTGAGTGAAGTTGTTGTTGGCATTTTTAAATAGAATTATGAGGTGAATTATTTACTTTGTTTTGCGCGAATGTTTTCCATGAAATCGCTGAACGATGTACCGTTCGAAGCAACAACCGCATTCGACTTTTTGAATTCTTGTGACTTGACGCTAGGAACGGCAGGGGCTTTCTTAACTGAAGCAAGTTCAGTCTTTGCAGCTTGTGCATCATTCTTTGCAGATTCAACCGCCGCAGCGAGTTCTGTCTTTTCAGTCTCAAGCACTGCGATGCGCTCTGACAGTTGACCGATTACGGCAACAAGGTCTTCGCTGCTCATTTCGGTTTCAACTTCCATCTCGCCGATTTGTGCAACGATTCCATCTTCGGTAACGCTGACCATAGTCACGCCGTCCTCAAGGATGTATTCGCCCGCAGGCACAGGTACTGGATTGCCTTCGGCATCTTGTGTGTAGATATCAACTCCAGCTACCCACTCATTTGCGGTTGAGTAGATTTTTGTTCCATCAGAAAGTGTACCTTCAACGGCAAACTTTACTTCAGTTGCAGGCTCTGCTGCTGCTTCAGTTGATTCATCTTCAAACTTGATACCTAGTGCAGAAGGTTCAATGTTGTATTTTGCAAATACAGCTTTGATTTGGTTTTTGATATCTGACATTTTTTGGTATTTTGGTATTGTAGCAGAATGGCCATTTTGTTGCATGGGGAATTGTGGCTACATTAGCCGTATTAATTCAAACCAATGAAAGCACAAGAACCACAACCACGCACACAACGAGTGAGCGCACGATTGACTGAGAAAGAAATGAAGGCAGTCACAAAAGCAGCTAAGCAGACAGGGACAACCATTGCCGAATACGTACGGCTCTGTGTCTTTGGGTAAACACAACAAAAAAGGGAGGCTCGTTAGCTTCCCTTTTTATTGCTTAAACCCTAAATACTTTTAACTGGTAAACCAAAACTCTTTCGAGAGGTTGCGAATATAATCACATCGCGTTTACCACGCAAGTGCCAACATCATTTGCAGGATTATTATCCGGCTGTCCGTTCACACTTACCACTGATACTTTGAATGTTTGCGGCCATGTAGTGCTAGCAGATGGGTACATCACATTTCCAGTCGATGCACTTTGTCCAGTGTTCAATGTGCGTGCAATATCCCATGTGCCAGTGCGTCCTGCGAATTCCCACTTAAGTTTATAGCTAGTCACGACAGCAGCACCACGATTTGTTACGCGAATACCCATGCGCACACGGTCAGGCGCAAGCCAAGTGTAACCTGTGCAGATGCATTCTAAATCCAAATTGCCAACTGGAATTGGTGCGGTGATATTGATTGCAGTGGTTGCGCTGTTATCGCTTTCGTTGCTTTCTTCTATTGCACCTTGCACGTCAATGTACAAGTTAAACTTACCCACGCCCGTGACATTGTTTGGGATGTTGTAGACTAGTGAGCTCGTGAATGTGGTTTGGCCCTTCGCGATCGTTACGTTGCCCGTGTAGAAAGTTGACTTAGATCCATCAGGACGGACGAACTCGGCAGCAATGTTGGTCGTTGTGTCTACTGTGCGCACTTTGTCAAGCTGCACGGTGTAAGTTAGTGTTACTTGCGAGCCTTGAAGCGTTGACGCAGGTGATGCAATAGTGCCAAACAGGTTAACTGTTTCAGCAGGTGGTGGAGTTGGTTTACCCGTGCTACCTTTTGCAGCGACAACAGCCGCGTACAAATCAACAACGCCGTAGCCAAGTTCTAGCGACCTGCCCGATGCATCATAAACATAACCGCCACTCTTAATCGCAGTAGATGCGATGATGTCCGTTACCTGCTTTTCAGTTAGTGCAGGATTAGCAAGTACAATAGCAGCAGCACAGCCAGCCATAGCAGGACAGGCGGCAGATGTTCCACTGAAGTTAGTATAATTCGACGTAGTGTTGTACCCTGACGCTCCGCTACGGTCAGTAGTTGGTAGAGATACACCCGGAGCCGCTGCAAAAAGTTTTGTTCCATAGTTTGAAAATCCAGCGCGTGTGTTGTTTTGTGCCGATGCGCCAACGGCATGCACCATTGATAGCGATGCGGGGTTAATGTTTACGCTTGACGAATAATTATTACCACTCGATGCAAATACACAAATACCTTTTCCGTTTCGGCCTGTGTTCTTTGCCAGTGTCAAGGCATTAGCAAACATTGGGTATGTGTTACCACCGCCCCAACTCATGCTGATAGCACTGCATGCAGGATTAGCAATGGCCTTATTGACGGCACGCGTCACGATTGTATCCGATGTAAAGAAACCGCCGCCGCTGTTTGAGTTCATACCAATGTGCAGGAATTGCACTTTGAGTTTGTTGTTACCGATTGAACCTACGCCCGTGTTATTGCCAGTCTTTGCGCAAATGATTCCGCTACATGGTGTGCCATGCTTTTCATTCTCACTAATCGGACGCACATCAGCTGTATCATAAACGCAGTTCCATGACTTGTCGCTGATAGTGCCCTGCAAATCTTCATGGTCTACATCACACGCAATGTCAAGCACTGCAACCTCACCATATGCATCTGCCGGGAGAAGTGACCACACGTCCTGTGCCTTGAATAAATTAAGATGCCACTGCTGTGCAATAGTCATTTCGGCATTAGCCTCGAATGGCTGGATGTAGTCAGGCTCAATACTGATGAAACATGCGTAACGCATTAGCGATTCATAGAAGTCATTGAATTTTTCAAACGCAGGCACTTCAACAAACAATGTTTTAGTAGCTTCAAAAGTCTCAACGATGTTGACTTGTCTAAGCGTCAATAACTCAATTCCTATTTTGAGGTCATTGCAGATAACAATTGCAAGACCCGAAGCGATTTGGTCTAGTGACCCGTCCACTTCGTTGACCTGTGACACCTTAGTTGCATCAGGTGCGATGGGCTTCTCATCTTCAAAGACTACAATGCCGAAAGCATCAAAAGATGCCTTAACATTTTTCTTTGTTTTGTTTTTGTCAAAGGACTTTTTGTCCTTGAACTTAACCGCGTTTATTTTCATTTGGATGGATTTACATTGCTAAGCAGTTGATCTAACTCCAGCACAAGTTCAGCCTCATGGTTCTTCACACCACTCATTGCCACGCCCACCTCGTTAAAGAATCCCTCAATGCTGTAACCTTTTACCTTGCCCTCTTTTACATCCTGCCACACTCCGTCATCATCTACGTGCGTACCGATAAACCATGTGCCATCGGGAAGTTCAGATAATCCGAGCTGCATAGACTTATCCATCTTGCCTTCTTTAATCCATGACTCAACAACGGTCACGCCCGTGACTGGAATCTCATGTTGCAAGTTGGTTGTGTGTTGCAGATTCTTTTTGAAGAACTGATGCGCGATAGCACTTACTGTGGCCTTTTCAAAGTACACGTAGTACGGCTCACCCTTTTCATCATAGCGCAGTATCTCCTTATCCGGGATGAGCGCAGCACCGTATAGCATACGGCGTTCTTCATTCAATGCGCTAAGCTGCATCTTGCTCAGTGCAATCCAGTTCTCTTCTATTGCGGGGCTGTCTACAAGGCCCATCGCTGTGATGCCTAAACGACCTTCTTCGTCGATTACGCATTTTACTACTTTTCTTTTTTCCATGTTACAAAGTTAGTTTTAATTATCCAAGTCGTGCTAAGTCTTGTACCTTTTCGCGCACCTCCTGCTGTGAAGCTACATCACCCGCAAGGACGAATGCACGCGGCGTTATTTGTTCAGGTTGATTTTGTATGAACTGCGAAGCCAGTGGGTTGAACTGTGCGGGTTGTGATTCGTTACCACCGCCGCCGCCTCCTACTGATGGTGGGGGTGTGCTGCTGTCATTACCTCCCGTGCTACCAAACTGCGAGTTTTTAATCTTGACAATTTGGGCAAGACCTAATGCAGCTGCAATAGAAGCTTCAAAGAACTGCTGACCAGTGGCAAGTTTGATTGGGTTACCACCTGCCGTTAATGCGCCTGTAACAGCGGATGCAGTTTGAACAGTTGCAGCACCAATGGCTAGGGCTTTGTCTGTGCGAAATTTCTTTTTTGCATCGCGTTCACTATTCTTTGTTGACGCATCACTAAATGCTTGCAATACGCTTATGGCACTTTGGGCAATGTCAAGTCCTTTTTTAAAACTTGCTTGACGTATAGCCACTTCTTTTTGTGCTGCCTCTTCTTGTATAGCCGCAACGTCTGCTGCATTCTGTGCCGCAATCGCTTTAAGTTCATCCGCATTACCTTGTGCCGCATCTCTTAACCTTTTTGCTTTAAGGTCAGCAAGTGCAATCTCCTTATCTACACCATCAGCCATAAATGAAATGCGCCGTTCTTCCGCATCGCGTTGAGCCTTTATCTCTTCATCAAAATTCTTTACCTCAGTCTTAGTTGACTCAACTGGTTTTGTTGCATCCTTTCGTATCTGTTCGGTAATCTTTAGTGATTGCTCTGCGGTCTTTCGACGTGTTTCAAGTATTTGTTGCGCAAGCTTTTGTTCAGCTGCTAATTCTTCATCCCTTTGCTTTTGTCTTTCATCCGCACCTTTTTGATTGATTTGGTTAATCGACAACTGAAATCCAGCCTGTGCATTTTCTAAATCCTTAAGTCCTTTTTCAGCAGCCGCTAGCGCATCATCACCTTCCTTTGCTACTTCCGCTGGGTCAAATACTAACTCCGCTATTGATGTAGTAAACTTGTCGCGTAGGTTGCCAAACTTTGCGAATGTTTCATTGCTGATAAATCCAAGAGCGTTTAGTTTTTCCGTTAGTATATCAACGCCCGCAAGCAGTGCTGTAATCGGTAAACTAACAAAGTTTAAAAGACCTTTGAGAATATCTCGGTTACGTTCAGCCGCTTGAATCTGTGCATCTTTTTGTACACGTAATGATTCAATAACTGCCTTTTGGTCAAGTATAGCCTGTTGTGCTTGGGCTATCTTGGTTTGCAAGATTTCCTTTTCAGTCTTTCCCGCTAATCGCAAAATGTTTTCCTGCTGACCGATAGCATCCAGCTGCTGCTTTGACTGTGCCGCACTTTCTTTTTGTGCGTTTAAGCGTTCGGTTTCTGCGCTTGACACACCGTCAACAAGAGACAATAGTTCATCGGCGTAAACAATCGCAGCAGCAATGGCTGCACCAATCAAAAAGATAGGGTTAGTCAATAAGGCCTTACCAACCGAAGCGAATGCACTGCCGATACCTTTGATGCCATTTGCAATATCACCCGGCTTCACTTGGCTAATGTTAGCCGCTAACTGCTTTGCACCTTCGGCAGCACCTTCAAAGTCTAGTGATGTAATACGTGAAGTAACAAGACCGAGCGAACCACTCACACGCTCGAACGCACCACCCGCCTGTGTACCTACTGCCTGTGCCGCATCTTGAATCTTATCTTTAAGTTCACCCGCTGCTTGTGATAACTCGCGGTACTTAGCTGA